GTTTAGCCTCAGTGCTTACATCAGGCTTCAGTAGATCGACTAACTTCTGGAACACCTTTACTCCTATGCTGCGCGTTTATGCTGCTTGTGAGGCTTGTTCTACATACTCTTTATCAGTCTTCGATTTGTGAAGCGAGGCGGCAACCTGCATCTTGGCGATGCGTTCGTTGCTCTCAATGTCTTTTTCCTTCAGGGAAATGTTGGCAATCTCGACTCGTTGCGCGAAACTCTTGTCTTCGTCAGCCTCGTTGAGGTTGTTTGTCAGGGCAGAAACAATCTTCGCCTTGGCAATGTCTGGAGCCAACTGAGTCTCTACCTGAGTCTTCTGTGCTTCGGCCTGAGTCTTCTGAACTTCGGCTTGCTTCTGTGCGAGGTCAAGTTGCGCCGCATGCTGCTGCAACTGCTGCTGCTCAGGATTCGGCTGATTCGCCTTCGCCATCTGTTCGATCATCTGCTCACGGTTCGACAGCGATGAGTTCTTCACGATGCCCTGCATCAGTATCGGGGTCAGAGGGCTGTTCGCGCCGAGCGTCTGGATCAGGAATGCCAACTGTTTCTGCTCGTATTCACGCGCAATTATCCCCAATGTAGCAGTCGGGATGAATTTCACGTCAGCACTCGGATACCGTTCAGGCGCGAACTGCATGTACCTCCAAGACGCCTTGTAGATGAACGGAATCAGGAAGTCCTCTTGGAAATTCACCAGAGTACGCTTGTACTTCTTAATCATGGTGGCAGTCGCCATGTCCATCGACTGACCATCCCGTGCTACCGCGCTCACCGTACCATTCGAGTCAATCGTACCCGTCGCCATCAGCAACATGCGCTCGAATTCCTTGCTGGTCGTCATTGCTGCACCGTCATTCGTCCCGAAATGGAACGGGAAGATGATTTCGTTCGGTGCACCGTTGGTCAGGAACGCTTTTCCTGGCTTCACTTCGAACTTAGCGCCTCTAGGAAGTCTGGTAGCGTCAATCGCCACCATCGGAGCGACTGTCAGGGCCAGTGCGTCCATGTGCGAGCGCATACTACCGTCAATCGCGCTCTGCATGTTACTGGCCTTCTCCACCGTCCCCCGACCAAGCAGGCGATTCGGTACAGTATCGTCCTGATAGCTGATAACAGGTCTGTCCTGCATCATGTAGGGCGATTCTTCGGCCTTCAGGAGCAATGAACCGTTGGCAATCACGACAATGGCCTCGACCATGTCGGAATAGTCCTCAATGGCGTTGGAAACGCCCAAATCTACGACTTCTTCGCCTTCTACCGTCAGGTATTCACGCGGGACTAGGCCGTAGTAGGTGAGGATTTTTACCTTGTCATCCTCGAAATTCCGCTTTTCCGTGGTGCTTTCGAGTGAATCATCCTCGTACAGCGTCCCAATATCGACATTTAGGTACTTGCCGTCAGCAATCCCTTTCGCAATCTTGTGGATTGACAGGTATCGCTCGATGGCAACACCCATGCAGTCGTTGATTTCAGTGCCATTCGGGTCAAACAGGAAGTTCTTGGGGCTTACCGGGACGAGTTTGACGCATACCCTGTCTTTTTCCCCCACCCCGTAGGCCATCTGCTGATTGTCGACAGGAACCTGCATGGGCTTGTACTGCTTTTCGGTAGATACAGTGATTTCACCGATACCCGTACCGTAAATCTGCCCCAGCAGCACGATCTGGTCGATACTCTTGCGTATTTTGTCCTGCGCGAAGTCCTCGTACAGTTTCGCCTTCATCTGCTCGACGTCGACGCTGCCGGTTTTGTCCTCCAGATCATCCTTGATGTCGAAGAACTCGCCCTGGCCGAAGATTGCCTCCATCACCTCGGCGTGGCGCGTCTCTACAGCCTGTTGTGTTGCCGGGGAAATGACTCTGGAACGCTCGGACTGGCGCATCTTGTCGCTGTTGTCCCAAACCCCACGGAATGTGCGCTCGTAACGCTCCCAATCCTCTGAGAAGTTTCCGTCGCGGTAGTCCCGCCATTTATCTGTATGTGCTACAATAAACGCCAGTAACTCTTTTTCTGCTTCGCTTGGTTCATGGAATACAGGCTCTTTCTCCAGTGGTTCTGGATCAATTACCTGCCCGGTGTTGGAATACCCTATTTCATTATCCATATCTACCTCGTTGTATCGGGGAACAACGGGGGTTCCCAAGTGGTGTCGCGTAGACCTAAATCATACTCTCCCTGCTTCCACGGAACCTTACCTGTTGGAATGCCGTTGCGTTCAAGGATGCGGATCATTTCGGGATCGAAGGCGACGAAGTTGCTTGAGCCTTGACCGGCAGAGCGTGAGCCGCCGTCTAGGTAGCGGATACCGGGGATGCCTTGTGCTTTGAGCATTTCCTCGCCCCGCCCCGGATACAACCTGTTCAGATCATCAAGAATCTGCTTGCCTGTCTTGGTTGCGTGGATTGGATTAATGTACTGCCTCTCGCCCATCGCGCCGGTAACGTAACCACCCTTTATGTCGGCGTTGAACAGCGCACGTCGCGCCTGTTCCGACTGCTGACTCAGCGGCTTATCCCAATCCAGAAAGCGGGCTACTGCTTCGTCGGGGATGTCGGTTTTGTAGAGGTTGCCTGCACTTGATTTTGTAATCGAATCTGGATTTAGCGATTCCAATTCTTTCAAAATTGGCGGCAATAATTCATTGTCTGGTTTTCTTGCTATTGCGTCCTTGGCGTTTTGTATAGCTTTCGGCAAGTCGGCGTTTTCCGCAAGTAGGTAAGTCCGCGCGCCCGAGGATATGGTTTTATTCCCTACAAGCGGCTTACCGTCAATGCGCGAAAACTGACTAAGGTTCTTTTGGTACTCTGTGGCAACCCCTGGACTCTCAGCCAAATACAGACCATGCCCATAAGCCTGTGCGCCTTCACCTGTTCCAATCTTGTCTAGCGAGAACTTGTCGAACTTGTGCGGGGAGCCGTGGTAGGCGATGTGTCCAACTCCACCGCCAAGGAAATTCGCCGGATCATCCGGCAACTCACGAACCGTCTGCGCCGTATTGTATGCAGTCTTCTGCAACGCATTGTACGGATCGTTCCACAGGTCGGAGACATTGCGTCCCGCGACCCGTCGCTTGTTATCCATCCAAGCCAGAACATCCTCAAACATACCCATGCGCTACCCCTGAACTGATTACTTCGTAATCGGACGACCAGACTCTCACTGGCATCTCCCGTTTTGCACGGAGCTTTAGTTAAGCTACGCCCTAGCCCATCAGGTTTAGCAAGCGGCTAACTCACATCCCTAATGTTGTAACCGTCTTATACTAGAACCCGCACGTTACGTCAAGAACCTCGTATTCCTCAACCGCGTCGTTAGGGTCGCCATAAATCGTGTCATGGAGATGCGCGATTAGGGAAAGCGCGTCGGCCCCGTCATCGTGAACCTTCTGCGAAGGGAACATTAGCAGTTGATCCTTCAACTTGTCATGGTTCCCGTCATCACTGAATATTATCCTGCCGTGCTCGAATCTCCCCTGCAATGCGAAGATCACGCGATTAGCAATGGCATCAACACCCTTCTTACTGGAGCCTGAAGTCGATATAGGCTCAATGTGAGCATAGACGTTGTTCTTCCTCTGAAGGTCAGAGAGGTACGGCATCACCGCACGCATCAAACTCCCTTTTTCTATCCCGACACAGATAGGGCGATACGTCCTGATCGCCATGAGGATTCTTACGGCAGTCTCCCTTACATCCTTTCGGAACATATCAACCTTCTTTACCCACCACGTTCCATCGTCAGTAATCTTCACCACAGCAATTGCCGTATCGTCCAAATGTTTCTTTTTGCTTGGGTCGCTAACATCCTCAAATCCAGCCAGATCGACCGCGATGTAGTAACTCCCGTTCTTCGGCTCAGGGCCAGACTTGAACCATTCCTCCTTGAATATGTCGGCCCCCATCGTATCAAACGAAGCCATGTATTCCTGCTTGAAAGCCATCGTACTCATTGAACGCTTTGCAGCTTCAATTTCAGACCGAGAGATTAATGGATTGTCGTACGTTGTGAGATGCCAGGACTTCCATTCTTCGTCAGTCCCGGCCATTCCAAGGTCGAAATAATCACGGAATAAACTGATGCCAGGATTTGGCGTTCCAATGAATAGCGCAGTACCCTCCATATCCGAAAGTGCAGGCCGGATAATCAATTCCCAAACGTTATCCTTCATCATTTGCATCTCGTCTAGGGTGCAGTGGTACAACTTCATCCCTCGGAGTGAATCAGGAGAGTCAGCACCTCTGACGTAGATCGTTATCCCATTCACCAACTTAATCTCGCCATTATTCACATTAGATTTCGAGATAACCAACGCACCAAGCTCAAGCAGCAAATCCCAACACAAAACTCTCGCCATTCCCTGCGTCGGCGCGACGTACATCACCCCTGCATCTTTGCTTGGACATTCCAATGCCTTTATCAATGTATTAACAACAGAGAATCTAGTTTTACCACAACGTCTTCCGGCGACAATAGTCTTGAACCGAGAATTGTCCTTGATCGCCTCTTTTTGCCACGGAATGAAATCAAATCGTAATTCGCTCATACAACTTCCTGCGTATCAACAACCAATCCTTCAACATCCTTAATATTCGGCGCAGCAATCCCTTTCAACTGCACATCACCAATCACAATTGTGATTCCGTTACTTCCAAACCCACTCGCCCTCTCCTCCCGATCACCCCACTCAACCCTGCTCATCTTCGCCGCCTGTTTCCCATATACCTCACTCTGCAACCTCGCCAGCGGCACACTCTCCACACTCGCATCCCTCACTACCTGCAACCCCTCATACACCAACCCGTCAGCAAAGCACCT